CCGGCATACGGGCCTGACAATCTTCGCTCAACAGGGTGCCACCCTTGCCGAGCTGCTCCACAGGGGCGGTCACAGCGACGTTGATGTCGCGCTGCGGTACCAGCATGCGACCCGCGAGCGCGATGCGGCTCTGGCGGCGCGGATGGACTCGCATGTTCTTGCCTGATCACTAGTGTTTTCATGAAAGAAGGCCCCACCGCCCGAAACGGGCGGTGGGGCCTTCTGCATCGGCTACGGATGCACGCGAGATGGGAACGAGGCCATGAGGCCGTCCGCGCCCTTCGCAAGCGCTTGGCGCGCCTGCGAGTCGTTGACGATGATGTGCGCGATCGTTGGCTTGCCTGATGCGTTCAGGCGGTTCCACACGTCTGCGCCTGCGCTCCACTCCATCCCGATCACATCCCACTGGGATAGGTCCGAGGTCGCGACCTCGTTCGGGTAGAGCATAGCCATGACCTTGTAGCCGCGGGCCTTCGCCCGCTTTGCTCCGGTCCCCTTCGCGAACACCTTCCACAAGACCCTGCGCTCGGGATGCCCCCCGAACGTCGTGTCCAAGTAATCGAACAGCTGCTCTTCGGCCGCTAGGTCACCCGGATTGCGCTGGTCTTCCGAGGACGTGGTCTTGTGGTCGATCGCGAGAACAATGTCATCCGGTACCTGATCGATGATGTCCGTCAGCCGCATGAACCCACCCGAGGCCTGGCGAAGCGTGCGCAGCGTCGACCAGGGGGTGTTCCAAATCTGGTAGTCCGTGCCCGGAACCGTCCTTGATGTCTTCCAGTCGTGGATAGCGATGAACTCCCCCGATGAACATCGCCTCACGGACAGCTCGAGCGCCTTAAACCCGGCACGCAACGAAGCGGTAAGGCCTGCCTGCGTAAACTCCGGGAATTCGGTCCCGCCCATCCGATGACTGATGTAGAACGGGCGCCGCGACAGGAAGGCCGTCACCACGTCCTCGCCCGCAGGAATCACCGGCGTCGACGGAGCCCGCCTCGATAGGCCGACATCCCCGCCTGCGCGGCGACGCACTCGCACAACACCCGGCCTATCACCGCCTGCGCGCCGACGCTCATAAACGACGAGGTCAGGCATGCGCGATCACCTGCACTGCAAGACCGTTAGAGCCCTGCGGGTTCGGATACGTGACAACGAGGTCCGCCGGCTGCGAGCCCGTGCGACGCGCCAACGTCACCGTCTGGTAGTTGAGACCCTCCTGCGACGCGAAGGCCACCTTCTCCCACCCCGCAGAGACAGTCACCTGCTCCGAGGACTCAACTGCACTCGTCCGCTCGAATGCGAAGCCCAGCACGACGCCGGCACCCGCGAGCGCGGGAGCCGTGCAGGTCGTCGTCTCGGTCGGCGGGGCCTGGCGCTTCTTGACGTCGCCAGCCTTGATCGTGGAGGCTCCTCGGATCGAGGCGGCAGCCCAGCCGATCTCCGCGACCTGGCTCATCGTCAGCGTGACAGTGGGCGACCATGGGCCGGTGATGACGACGGCGCGCATCGTGCCGACCCAGTACGGGGCGACAATCTGGTCCCAGCCCTGCGGGACGGTCAGGTTCGCCGGCGTCCCTTGGGCCTTCTCGTTCAGGCCGATCACGATCTTGTCTCCGGCCTTGCCATCGACCTTGATCGTCACGGTCTGGCCGACGACCTGACCGGCTGCGCTGGCGACGAGCGTCGGGCCAGCTGCGGGGGCAGGCCCGGGAGTCGGGGACGGAGCGGGGGCAGCGCCAGAGACGAGGAAGTAAAGCGTGCCGTCCGGGAGGGCCTGCGCTTCGGCCTCCGTGGAGCACACGGTGATGCCGACGCGCTTGAGTGCCTCGGTGAGCTCGGCCTTGGTCGCCAGGCCCGTGAGATCGCTCGTATGGGCGACGCCCGCCACGTCGGCTTTGGTCGCCAGGCCCGTCAGTTCGGCCTTGGTCGCCAGACCCGTGAGATCACTCGTGCGGGCCACTCCTGCCACATCGGCCTTGGTGGCGTATCCAGCGAGGTCGGCTCGGCTCGGCAGTTCAGCGACCTGCTGGCGTGTGGCGTAGCCGGCGAGGTCGGCGCGTGTGGCAAGTGGAGCCAGGTCGGTGCGCTTGGCGTATTCGCCGAGGTCGACCTTTCCGCCGGCGGAGGCCCTGGCGAGTTCTTCCTTGGTGGCGAGTGGTTCGATGGCCTTCGCGATCGCTTTGTCTGTGCCTTGCTTCGTGTAGAGCTTGGGCTTTGCCATGGTTAGCCTCCAAAAGTGATTGTGTCCCCGTCGTCAGAGACGACGCCGCTGATGGTTGCAGTGTCTCCGTCACCGGAGACCTGCACGTCTGGCGTGCCAGTCTGAGGTGCCGGGGTAGGCGTCGCCTCGCCGGAGAACACACTGGCGAGCGTGTAGGCCATGCCGGGCTTCAGCGTGACTGTCGCTTCGCGCAGTGTCCGGCCGGGGACGCTGAGGCGCAGGTGGACCTGCGACGGTGCCGTGAGATCGAGGGGCAGCATGATCTGTCCGCGCGGGTTAGCTGCCCGAGAGACGGGGCCGACTGCCATCAGGGATGTGGCCTCCCCCGTCTGCGTCTTCAAGGTCGCCGTGATGTAGGCGAGGGGTTCGGGCGAGCCGTCGAGGCGTGTGACGTTTCCACTCACGATCGTTCCTCCCATTTGTCAACCTTCTCCTGTAGTCTGTCGAGGCGCTCATGCAGTCTGGCGTGGGCGTCGTGAGCGTGTTCGTCAATGGTGCGCTGTGAGGACTCGCGCGCCGTCCGCTCATCGTGGAGCTCGGCGGCCATCTTGGAGCCGCGCTCATCGATGCGTCCGACGCGCGCTTGTACGGAGCTGAGGCTCTCGCTGTGCGCGTTGAGAGTGGCCTCCATACGGGCACCCTGATCGAGGAGGCCCGTCACCTGCTTCGACAGAGCGCCGATCTGGTCCGAGACAACCCAGACAGTCTCAATCGCCTTGTCGAGGTCGTCTCTGACATTCGTATCATGATTGTTCTTGATTTCCTTATCCGCGCTCTTCGCCGCATCCCGGGCCTCGGACGCGGTCTCCGAGATGTGAGCGAGCCGCGCGTCGAACAGCCTGCCGACGTACCGCAAGCCCGCGACGACTGCCGCAGCGGCAGCGCCAATGATGGCAACAACCGCCGCGACAATCGCCGTGACGACCTTCGGGTCGGCGATGATGTCAATCACGCGCGCTGGCCGACGTGCCCGTCAGCTCATCGAGGGGCTGACCGCCCGGAGTCGCGGCACCCACCCAGTCAAGGATGCTTGCGCCGTTAATACGGACTGCCGACAGCATTGTGTAGACCGACCAGGCGACGCCCAGGAACACAGACAACTGCGTGACGAGCAGCCGCCACGTCGCCGGGTACGAGCCGGAGACCCACACGGCCGCAGTCGTGACGAGAGCGACCGCGACGAGGAGCACCACACGGCGGCGGCGTGTCCACCACGGCTTGTCCAGCGCTGCCTGAACCATCGGCCACACCAGGCCGACAATGACCGTCGTGATGAAGGGGTCCGACTGAAGCCCCATCAACAGCTTATCCATCTCATTCCCCCTTCTCCGCGCCCGCGAGCGCCTGGTTGATTGCCGCGTTGGTGACGGCTCCGTAGTATTCGTCGACCTCGACGCCGACCGCGCTTTGCAGCTGGCCGACCACGCGGTCGTGCGCCTCGTCCGATTCATCGCCCCAGATGCCGTCCGGCTCTGCGCCAATCACCAACTGGACGTACTCGACGCCCAGAGGGAACTGGCGGCCGCCCCACGAGCTCGCCGCCACGACCGCGTACACGCGGCGCGTGGTGTCGGGACCGAGGACGTTGTCCACGTCCGCACCAACAGCACGCTGGATTCCCGTGATGTCCGTGTAGCCGCCGGTTGAGCCAGTGGCTGCGTCGGAGTAGTAGGGGCGGATGACCGCGCACACGGAGTCCCAGTCGCGGGACCGGCGGTAGACTCCGCCGCCGTTGGACTGGGAGCCCGCAGCGCCCGAGCTCGTATTCCCCTCGATGGTCTGCACCCACGACCCATAATTCACTTCGACCAGGCCGACGTGGTCGGCCACGCCGTCCCCGTCCCAGTCGAAACAGATGAGATCACCGGGTGCGGCGCTCGACGGGTCGACGAGCTGACCAGCTGCCCGCGCCGCAGAAATTCCGTAGGGCACGTAGGCGAAATCCCCTCCGGGGATCACCGAGTTACCGTCGTCGTCGGTGAGGCACCACGAGGCGAACATGGCGCAGAAGGGGACTCCGCTTTCGCCGTAGTACGCGCCATGCTTGTCGGCGTACCAGCGGCCAAACGCCGAGCCCGGCAGTGGGTCATCCCACCTCGAGTAGCCGATCTGGCTTGCGGCCCAGGCGAGTGCCTTAGATGCTGTCATGCTCATCGCGTGACCTCCTCGTAGGGGAACTCGATGGGCGTGACGACGTCGGCCGGAGTGTTGGTTGCCGGAGGCATGGACTCCATGAGCTCTTCGATAGTCATTTCCATATGTCTCTCCTTAGTTGGGTAGACGAAACCCCCCGGACGGGATTGTCCGAGGGGCAGGTTCAGTTGTCGGCGGTCAGTAGCCGAGGGCCATCCATGCGAATGCGTGGCGCTCCTCTGTGGTCACGCCGGGGAGCATCGGCCTGAAACCGCTCTTGTCCAGCACGTCCACACAGAACTGCCGGCCGTTCTTGAAGTTCCAGCCGGCCGGCCCCGATCCATACAGCGGCGTGATACTCACGGACACGCACTCGTGCGGGAACGGGGTGTTGAAATTGACGCGCGGCATGTAGAGATTCCCGAACGCGACCTCGGCGCTGGACACCGCGACTCGGCCGCCCTTGATGAGGCCGGGCTGGAACGTCGGACTCAGGCCCGCACCCACGGGCATATCCCCGACCGCCGAGAGTTCCATCTGCAGATTCGACTCTGCCGCCCAGGACCGGCCATCCCACACCCTCACGGCGTTAAGGTCGGTCCTCCACACGTAAACAGGCTGCGCCGCCGAGGCCACCAGGCCAGCAGCCGCGAGCGCGGACACGTACTGCGCCGCCGCCGTTTCCGAGGCACACGCCTTGTAGGAGGGGATGGACAGGGACAGGGCCAGCAGGTCCTGTCGCTGCGCGGGGTCGGTAGGTGAGGGGACGCGGTGTCCCCGCTGATCGATGTAGCTCATGCGGTGTCCTATCGGGAGGTGTAGGTGATGCGGATCGAGAGGCTGTCTCCGGAGGCCTGAACGCCGCCGTATGTCTGGCCGACGAGGGCGAGGCCAGTCCCCGGAGTCAGGAGCTGGGAGGCAATGCGCGTGATGTCGATGGCCAGGACGGTGGCGCCCACCTGGACGGGGGCGCTGATCGTCGCGCCCGTCGTGACTGGTCCGGTGTCCGAGTAGGTTGCGGGCGCGATCTGTGCTGACCATGCGGCTGACGTCGAGTGTGGGCGGAGCGTCAGCGTGGCGGCCGTGACCGTGATACGTCCGAGAGCCTCAGCTTGACGGCCATACATGGCAAGCCCTGTAAGGCGGGGGCCGCCTGTATTTCGCTGCCAGGCCCCGCCGCCGCCATGCCGAGTCCACGAGGTTCCATCCCACGTGCCCGCCCACTGCGGGATCAACACAGCTTCACGCACGCTGCGTGTCGGTGCGGTCAGCTGTTCCCACTTGGGGAGGGGGTTTTCCGGTTTGGGTGCCGGCCCGAGCGCGTGTAGCGCCCGGCCGGTGTCTGGGTCGAGCAGGACGTGAGCGGTTTCGACTCCGTTCCAGTTGACGGCCGTCGCTGAAATCTGGATGGGAGGGCCGCCGTACAGGCTGACGTTGAGGGCGCGGCCGCCCTCGATGAGGCTGACCACGCGCGCGATCGCGGTCGGTGATCTGTCGGAGCCATAGCGGGGAGGCAGATCGTCGGGCATCGTCGAGATCAGGTCCATCACGGGGCTGCTCATACGCTCACCTCCACATCGGTCTTCTGTGTGCCCCTGTAGGTGAGGGGCACCTCGTATGCAGAGACGGTCCCCCACATCGTCTTCGTGGAGGCGGCGTCCACGGGCCGCGTCGCGATCTCGATGTGTGTGTCCAGCTGGATGCGCGGGTCAGGGGCGTGCTGGACGGGGATCTTGATCTTCTTCCTGACTGAGTCTGCGAGCATGGCCTCGGCTGTGCGCTTGGCCTGCTCGTAGCTCGTAATCAGCGGGGAAGAGAAGAAGCGCGGCACGGTGCCGTAGGGGCCATCGACGCGCATCGGCCCCGTCAGCTGATCGGCGATCGCCTGGAACGAGGGGGCACCCTCGTCAGAGCTTTGCTGCCCCCGGGCGACCACGCGGTTGTAGACCTTGTCGCGGCTCACCGAGGCCGCCACCCCCACGACCGTGCCGTCCTCCCCATCCGAGAGGCGCAGCGCCGGCCGCGAGGTGGGCGGCGCAGTCGGCGGCGACAGATACATAATGCCGTCCCCGCCCTCGCGCACTGCCGCAGGCCAGGCTTTCGCGATCTCGTAGACAGCATCGATGCGGCTCTCACCCCAAGACATCGAGGGGCATGGCCTGTCGCCGAGAGCCGGATCAATGATCACGCCGATACGCGCACCGACCAGGCGGCGAAGCTCTGACGCGAGAGTGCCCGCCGGGTCGGGCGCCATTGGCTCCGTCAGTCTGTCTTCCTCGAGGCGCTGCATCAGGCTCTTTCCCGTCACTCGCACCGTGGACGGTCCCGGCTCCACCGAGGTAATAAGGAATCGGCCTAGCTGAACCGTCCACCAGCCTGCATCGACGAGCGAGCCGACCGTCATACTCACATGGAGCACTTGCCCGTAGCAGCCGAGCGGGTGCTCTGGGTCCACGGGGTCCCAGTCACGCCAGTCCTCCCCCTGCACAGCTCCCACACGGGGCACCGTCAGGGACAGGGTGCCCTGCACCTGCTGACCAGCGTCCCACGACACCGACCCATCTTCGACGGGCACCTCCCCCAGGTACTGCGACCCCAGCCACGACTCCACGGTGACAGACACCGAGTAGCCCGAGGTCAGCAGGTCCTCCGGAATCTGCTCGACGTCGGCCGGCATGCTCATGCGTCCTCCTGCCAGATAGTCCTGTCGAACTGATCCCACGGCCACCGACGAGCATCCAGGCCACTCCACGTCAGCCGTCGCTTATCGAAGTCGTTCCACGTCGACAACGTCAACGTTGTGTTCGGTTGCGGCAGATCGACGATCGTGCCCTTGAGCTGCCAGATGCGCTCGGCGACGTCGAGGCGCGGCGCACGCTCCATCGATACCGATGTCACCGACATGAGCGTCACTGGATCGACATCGCACGTCCCACGCTTGCACTGCACGCAGTGACGCGGGTTGTGGAAAAGCGCCACCGGCGTCTGAGACGCCAGAAGTGTCTTCATGGCCGCCGTGTCCTGCAGGTTCGTGCGAGCAGTGAGAGACACCGTCCCGCGCCCCATCGTGGGCGCATAGACCACCAAGGGTGTCGCGCGGCCCGGCACCTCATGCTCAGTCACCCGCGGTTTCAGTTCACGCTGGTCGGTGCCCTGCCACAGGACATTCACAGGCTTCGCGCCCGCCGTGTCAGTCATCAGTGACAGGCCACCCCATGAGCGGACGACCGGCTCCGATTCGACCACGACGCCCCTCGACGTCGTCAGCCTGTAGCGGATCGGCGTGTTGATCGGCGCGACCGGGTCCCCAATGATGCGCTGCAAGCCCTTGGAGGACCACACGCCCCCGCGAGGAATCCACGTGAAGCCCGGGTCCGTGACACCCTCGACATAGCAGGCCGCCCCAGCGGGGACGAGCGCCGGAGGAATCACGATCTGAACCCTGGGAGCCTGCCCACCGCCCACAATCGCAACAGGCAGAGACGACATATCGACGTCCGCCTCGACCTCACGCGACGTCGAAACACCGCGAGCGCCGGTCCACTGGTGCGTGAGCGCCCTCGAGGAATAGCCGATGCGGCTCGGCGGGGTGTCTCCGTCGAAGAACTCCCCCGCTGCTGCCTCGAGTGCCTCGCCCGGTGTGGGGGCCGCGACGATGAGGACGTCATCGAGGTACACCCAGCCCGGCAGAGTGCCGCGCTCGGCCGCCGAGGTCGTGCGGGCCTCGAATCGAAGCCGCACGGCCGTCGCCCCAGATGGGGCTGTGAACGCCCAGACGGGGCGAACCCCATCCGCGCTGGCGGCCAACAGCGCCGGAGTCTTCTCCGTGACGCTGCGGCCGCCCACGGTCCACTCCGGGGAGACAGTAGCCGCGAGGCCGGGACTCGTGCGCACAAGCGCCGAGATCGCGACGGTCTGCCCTCCGGCGACAGTGACTGCCGTTGGCGCGGCAGCCGGACCCTGCGTGCCGGGTGGCACGTCGATGGCCAGATACTGCGGAGACTGGCGAGCGTGCCCGCCCCACGAGTCAGTATCTGAGCCGATCCTCACCGTGGCCGGAGCGATCTTCGCCCATTCCCGCAGTAGATACGCGAACGACGGATTGCGGCAAAGATTCTCACGAGCCACTACCTGCTCCTTCCAGCGAGCTGCTTCCTGCGAGCGAGCACACTCGTACTGATCCCCTCGACGTGCGCGCGGAACTGCACGCCGTCATCGAGGACCAGATTCACCTGCGCCCCCTCCAAAGAGACGCCTGCGGTTGCGCCGGTGGCCGCGAGCGCGCTGACGTCGGCCCACTGGCGGGCGGTGAGGATTGCTTCCCTCGTGCCCGTCTGGTTGACGGCTGCTGTGACTCCCGATGGGAGCCATCCGCCCTTGTCGTACTTTCGTGCGCCGCCGTAGCGGCCCACGGTCGGGGTCCCCCAGATCCCGACCTTGCGGGCGTTCAAGCCTGGGTGTGGTTCTTCGATCATCTGGCCGCCGCCGGCGTAGACCGCTATGTGGTGCGCGGGTGACCCCCAGAAGAGCAGGTCGCCGGGCGCTGCCTGCGACCATGGCACGGGCGTCGAGCCTGCCTGGTAGCCTGCGGCCGTGAGGCGCGGCCACCCGAGACCGAGCTGCTGGGCGGCCCAGTAGACCAGTCCCGAGCAATCCAGACCAGGCGGGACGGCCGAGCCGCCCCACACATACGGGACTTGCATCTGTACGGCTCGCATTGCGGCGCCCACGAGTCCGGCTGAGGAGGATTCCTCGGCCTTCTTCTTGAAGAACGATCCGACTCCTGCGAGGAGTGATTCGACGCCGCCTGCGCCGAGCTCGCCGATGACTCCGGGGGCAATGCCCTTCATGAGTCCTCGTACGGGCTCGGTGATGAGCTGCGCGATGGAGCCGAGCGGGTCGCGGAAGAACTCCGCGACGCCGAGTGCTGCGTCGGCGAACCATCCTGCGATGCCGCCGCCGGCGAAGTGGGCGATGCCGCCGCCGGAGAATCCGGTGGGGGCCTTGCCGGGGGTGCCGCCGGGGCGGCGCTTCGAGGCGGCGTAGTTCGCGGCGATGATCCTGCTCGGGCCGATCTGTCGGACGAGCTCGGGGACGAGGATGGCCTCGCCCGGGGAGAGCATCGCCGGGATCGTGTCGTGTCCTGGGCTGTAGCCGGGGACGATGCCACCGCCGGCGTACTCGGCGATCCTGGGGACCGTGGGCAGGGTGAGTGAGAGGCCGATCTTCGAGGCGACTGTTTCCACCATGGATTTCAGGCCGTTGGTGTAGACGGTGTCGATGATGAAGTTCACCGGCTTTGCCGCGACGCTCTTCACCTTGTTCCACACGGACTCGATGGCGGAGCGCATGCCGTCGAAGGTGGATGAGACGCCGCTCGACATGGACGAGAACACGTTCGTGACACTGTCGTAGACCCACTGGACGGCTGCGCTCGCCGTGGACTTGATGGACTCCCAGACTCCCGAGACAGTGGAGGAGATGCCGTTCCAGATCGAGGAGACGACGCCAGCGACTGTCGTGAAGACTGTGCTGACGATGTTCCACACGGTGTTGATGTACCAGGTGACGCCAGAGACGATGAGATTCCACGCGGTCGTCACTCCTGTTGAGATCGCCGTCCACACTCCCTCGAGGAATGAGACGATGCCACCGAACACCTCTGTGGCTATTCCGGCGATCCACTGCCACGTGCTGGCGATCTGCTCGAATACTGGCTTGATGACGCTGTCGTAAGCCCAGGTGAAGGCCTGGCAGATCGCGTCCCACACGGGCTTGATGACACTGTCGTAAGCCCAGGTGAAGACCGCTACCCATGCCTGTATGTAGAGCTTGATCGGCGTGAGGACGATGCCGACGATGATCGCGAACGCGGTCTTGAAGACCGTGACGATGCCGTCCCAGACTGCCGTGATCGCCTCCCATGCTGTCTGCATGGGCTGCACGACGTAGGTCGAGAAGAACCCCGAGACTCCGTCCCAGGTTCCTGTCCACCACGAGGAGATGGACTCCATGGTTGACGTCCACGCTGAGCTGATCCAGTCAACAAAGCTGTGGAATGCCTCCGTGATCGCTGCCCACGCCTTCCGGCCTGTCTCCGTCTGCGTGAAGAAGTAAACGAGGCCAGCGACGAGCGCGGCAATCGCCGTGACGATCAGCCCGATCGGGTTCAAGCCCGCCACGACGTTGAACGCCGCCTGCGCGGCCTCCGCGAGTTTCGTGGCCTTCACGAACTGCAACAGCCCGCCGGCCGCCTTCACGGCGTTCACAGCTTCCATGGCCGCGCTCATCCCCTTAAAGGCGGCCGTGCCAGCGACGACTGCCGTGACAAGCGGGGCAACTATGTCGGTGTTCTTCCCAACCCAGTCGAACACACTCTTGAGCGCCTCAGCTGTTCGCTGGATCATCGATGGGCCGTCGCCTCCGAATGCGCTGACCATGTCCCACACGCTCTGGGCGAGCGGAGCGAACGCGGACGCGAGATTCGTTGCCGCGTCCCAGCCAGCCTTGAGCATCTCCCAGGCCGCCATACCAGCATCACGCAGGTTGAACAGATAGTCGACGAGGCCGCTGTCTTCCTCGAGGCCGAAGATCGGCCCCGAGAAGTTCCCATTGGCGAGGACATCCCAGATCCCCTGAATCGAGGGCACGCCCACATCCTTGATCCACGCGAAGCCCTTCCCGAGGGTGTCCGACATCCAGCTCATGAAGTCGGTCAGCTGCGGCTTCGCCGCGTCGATCATGTCCTTGAAGCCGCCGACAATCGTCGCCTGCAGGTTCCCTGCCGCGTTCTCGATGCGAGACACGTCCGATGCTGCCGCGACCGCGACATCATCAAAGCCCAGCTGCAGAAGCGCCTGATTGAACTCTTCCGCAGAGATCTGGCCTTGCGCCATGGCCTCACGGAAATTCCCCGTGTACGCCCCCATATCGGACAAGGCCTGCTGAATCTTGCCGCTCGCGCCGGGGATGGCGTTGGCGACTTGATTCCAATCTTGGGTCTGCAGCTTTCCGGCCCCGTTGACCTGGACGATGGCCAGGCCTAGGTTCTTGTAGGTGTCCTTCGTGCCGCCGGACACGGCGTTGAGGTTTCCTGCGGCTTCAGCGAGGCGGTCGAATCCGTCCACACCGTTTGCGGCGAGCTGGCTCGTGATGCCCTGAATATCCGCGAGATCATAGACCGTCCTGTCGGCGTACTCCTGAGCGGAGGCTCCCAGTTCCTTGATCTTGGAATCGTCGATGCCCGCGAACCGCAAGGTATCGGCGAACTTATTCGTCGCGTCTGAGGCTGCGATGGCCTCGGACGCGAAACCACCGATGCCGACGGCCGCGCCCAGGAGCGCGAGCGGGCCGAGCGCGGACGCGACGAGTCCGCCGAGTGATGAGACTCCTGAGCCGACTCGGCCGAGAGAGGAGTCCACCTCGCGAGCCTCGCGCTCGACGCTGTCTGCCTCACGAACCCAGCTCTTGAGCGAGGTCGTGAAGCGCTCCCACCCGGTGGGGGCCTTCGCGACCCGCTGTTCCAGGGCCTCGGTCGCGGCCTTCGCACTGTCGGACGCGACCTTCTCCTTCTTCAGCGCGTCCGCGTGATTAGCCGAGGCCTGGTCGGCCTTCCGGTTCGCTGCCGTCGACGCCTCGCGCGCCGAGGCCAGCGCCGACTCCGCACGAGCAACCGCCGCCGAGTCAGCGGAAGAACTGGAACGCGCTGATGCGAGCGCACGCTCGGCACGCTCCACCGCAGTCGCCGCGGTCTCCTCCTCAGCGCGGGCTTTCGCGAGCGCCGACGCTGACTTAGCGACCTGTGCGTGCGCCTCCTGCAGGGCTGCCCCAGCCTGGGCGGCCTCCTGACGCAGCCGCGCCGTCGACATGCCCAGAGGATCGGCGATCGCGTTAACGAGGTCCTTGCCCGACGCCGCGACCTGCTCCTTGAATTTCTCCGCGTACTTCTTGCCCGCATCGCCAGCCACCTGCGGAAGCTGCGTGGCCGTCGCATTCTCGATGCTCTTGAAGAACCCTCGCATCGAGGGGACCACATCGACATAGACAGTGCCTGCCTGATACACGCCAGCCACGCAGACCTCCTACAGGTAGATATTCAGGTTTCTTGCGGGCGCCACCCCGGCATAAGAGCCGCGAGCGCCTGGTGGGCGCTGCGGTCTTGGACGCTCGTGCGTGCGTCCTCGAGCGCGATCGCGGTGAGACTCTCGGGTCGTGGGTAGGTTTCTTTGCCTCCGAAGGCCGAGACCAGCAGGTCGAAGATGTCCTGCAGGACTCTGACCTCGGGGGTCTGGGTTCGGAGCTGCGCCTCGGTATCGTCGTCATCCTGGGCTTCGGCGATCGCCATTGCCGTTTCGATTGCGACCTCGGGGTCGTTGAGTATCGCTGCGACAGTTCGGCTCGTTGAGGGCAGCTCGTCGATCAGAGTCAGGAGGAATCGGTATCGGCGAGCTCGGAACAGGCTGCATGCGTCCCAGCCCTGCTCCGCCAGGTCCGCGACGATCTGCCCCTCGTACCGCGTCAGGCGGTCGTAGAGGCGCGCCCTTCCCCCAGGGAGCCGAGCGAGGCCTCGTAGTGCTCAGATGCCTTTCGCATGAGGAGCAGCATCTCGCGCAGGCTCAGATGCTTGGTGACGAATGCGGCGTCGTCCTCCGAGAGCCACTTGGAAATGACCTCGGTGGCGCGCTTTCCGCCGCTGAGGTCTTGGAGGAGGTCTTCACCGGCCTCGGGGCTCAGGCCCAGGGGGTCCGGGAAGGTCACGACTCGGTTGTTGATCCCGAAGGTGAACGGTGTGACCTCTGCAGCGCCATCGAGGTTCTTGAGGGCTGCGAGGGTCAGGGTCGGGGTGATCTTGTCTGCCATTGGTGTTCTCCTTGTTTGGTGTGGTCAGTTGTTGCGCTGGGTGCTGGCGGGCGGGGCAGGCAGCGTCGGCGTGGAGTCTTCCTTCTGTGCGGGCTGGGCTTCGGCCCATCCCTGTGCGCGCAGAGTGTTCGCGTCGGCTGCGTCGTCGGTGACTCGCGTGAGTACGAGGTCGCCCCCGTCGTCCGTCTTAATCGTCTTCGTGAAGGTCAGCTGGTCCATGCTTGTCCTATCCTGTGTGTTCTCCTGGGGTGGTTAGCGGGCAGAGGCCGGAGGGAGAACATCCCCGGCCCCCGCCCGCAGCATGTGTCAGACGCTGAAGCCCGTGATGTCACGGTGCTTGAGCATCGCCGACCCGCCGTAGTAATTACGGCAGGCAGTGCCTGCGGTCTCGTCAGCGAATGCCTTGAACTCGAGATCCCCCGTAATCGGGTCCGTCGCCTTGAGCGAGATCGTCGGCATCGATACGAGCTTGGCTCGCGTGAAACACCAACCCATCAGCCACTCATCGTCAGCCGGCCCGTCGGCGGCGACGATCAGCAGACGCTTCTCCGGGATGGAGGGAAGAAGCGGATCATCGAACACCACTTCTCCCGTGGTCGTATTCGCCTTGACCTGCGAGAGGTCGAGGCCGTGCGTCAGGCTCAGCATCTCCTTGCGGAACAGCTCGAAAATGTTGAGCTTTATCGTCTTGGTAGCCTTGGTCAGGTCAGAGCGCACAGGCTCTGCGTAGCCCAGGCCATCGACGTCGTCCACAGTCACGTCGGGCGTGATCTCCCCGCCGTCGGTCGTGAAGATTCCCAGCGGAGTCCAGTCCGAAGAGAGTTCCTTCACCGCGCCGCTTGCGCCTGTCAGCGCCTCCGGTACAGCGGTCGTGAGCGGTGCGACAAACGCCAGGACGTTGAGAGCCTTCCTGACGTTCTTAGACTTGTTGTGCTTTCTCTTCAGCGCTTCAATGGTCGTGGTATCGGCCATATCAGTTTCCCTTCCAGATCAGATTGGTTAGTCGGTGGGACGTTGAGTGACTTCCACGCTGAGGCCCACCACCTCAACGACGCCATACGCGGCGCGCACCCCCAGGCGAGACGGCACAGACGCCTCATCCACCCACCTAGAGGCCCCCACCACAGGACGAACTGACAGAGCAGCCACGACCTCATCCGCGAGCGCGTCCGCGCCGACGACGCCTGGCCCTGTGGGGGTCTTGGCGTACACGTCGACGGCAATGGAAGTGATGCGCTCGAAGTCAAGGTCTTGGTATTGGGTCGCGTAGACATGCACGAGCGGCAGCGGCCAGGTCTCCGGGAGGCTTCCCTCCTGGAGTACTCGCACGGTCTTGACCCCCGTCGCCCGGGTGATCGCGTCCCGGAGTACTTGAACGGGATCTGTGTACGTCGTCATGCGCGGCCCTTTCTCGCGCGCCGTGAGCCTGCGAGCAGGCCCAGCGTGCGCTGGGCCGGGACTCGGCGCCCGTTCTTCGTGAAGTGCCCGAACTCCACAGGTACAGCGTGTGGCGCGTCGTTGATGACGCGGCCGGCGGCCCGGCGAGACGTCCCATTTCGGCGCGTCGGCACCTCCGCCATCACGGCCTCGACCTTGTACGACTCCGCGAGTACGCGGTCCCGTTTCGGGGCCGCCGCCGCAGCAGCCGCGCGCACCGCTTCGGCTTCACTGACCATCGCGCGACCGATGGCCTCGGACTGTAGGAGCGCCTCAATCGACAAACTGTTGCGAACCATCTTGACTGCCACTTGTCACCTCCGAGAGATCACGACCGCCGTCCCTCGCGGCCACGGCGAGGACGGTTCCTCCACCGCCCATGTCCCGCTGAGAGGATGCTCAGCCGGGACCCGGACGACATCACCGACGCTCAGCGTCACTCCCCGAGGCAGGTAGAGCGTCGCAGTCTCGTCGGCCCGCTCAGAGGCTGCCTGATCGAGCAAACCCGGCACAGTGAACTGCCCCGGCGCGATCAGGCACCCCCCGATGAGGCGCGCCGCGGTTTCCTCAACGAGAAAGCCGTCACCGTTGCGGCGGACGCGCCCCTCGATCCGGACGAGAGTCTTCCATTCCTCCATCACGTCAGCCCCCCATCACCCACACGTGCCCGGCGCGGCGCGGGCGATACGAGTCCGCGAGCGCCTGGTCGTCGGGGGACAGGAGCGCCTGACCGCCGACCGCCCAGGTTGCGTACTGGCGGGACTGCGTGAAAGGTCCCGTCGTGTCCGTGGATTGGGTGGCGCCCTGGGCGGCGGCGTCAGGGATGAGGAGGATACGGCGTGCGCTGTCCGCGAGCTGGAGGCGCACAGCCGCGGGGACCTCGGAGAGTCCGGCGTCGTAGGTGACGACGACGAACTCGCTGGCCTTCGCGGCCACGGTGATGAACCCGTGCTGCTTCTCGTACGGGATCGGCTGACCGTCGTCGGTGACGACGGCACGAACCTTCACGAGCGGCGCCCGGGTGGGGAACACTCGGCCACCGGCGTCTACCTTCAAGCGGTGTACGTACGTCTCAACCGTGAAGGACTGGCGCGCACGCTGCCTGAATGCTGCGGAGAGCTTGTCCGCGACGAAGAGAGCTCGCGTCTTCTCCTCGTCGCGCAGCTCGCGTCCGAGCGCCGCCTCAATGTCTGCGACGTCGACGAGCGGGGTGCCCATTCCTCCCCCTCCTCTGTTACTTCTTGGCCTTCTTCGCGTCCTCCCCCTCGGGGGGCTGCGGATCCTCGTCGACAGGCGGCTGGCTCTCACCCTCGACGGGCGACACGCCACTGGTGTCTTCGTCGATCGTGTACAGGAGTCCCGCCGCAATCATTCCGGTCGCGACCGAATCCTCAAGCTCGAACTCGATCCCGTTATCACCTTGAACGCGCATCATGCCGCCTTGAAAACCTGGACGGCCGTCGGGCGCAGGACCGCGCCGCCGTACACGTGCAGACCGCGCACGCGATCCGCGAACGTGTTCTCTGCTCGCATCGACTCGGTCTTCTCGACCTGGGACACGTAGGCGAGCGCCGGCTTGTAGAAGCCGACGGCCATGGGCTTGGTGTTGTCCAGCCAGGGGCTGGTCACGACATCGAAGCCGAGGAGGCGACCGATCGTCGCCTCGCGCAGACCCGCTGTCATGTTCGACTTGTCGAAGCTCGTAAGCTTCGAACCGTCAGAGAGTAGATACTCCTCGAATGCTGCGTTGATCAGCAGCGTTCGATCCATGGCAGGGACCTTCGCGGCCGAAAGCTTGCCGCGCAGCTTCAGGATGGCAGCATAAGCAGAGCCCCAGTCCGTCGGGTTTGCAATCCCCGTCGCTACCGTCCCCTTCGAGGTGAGCAGAGCCGTCAGGAATGTCTCCGCGTCCTCTACCAGACCGGTGGCAGCAGACTTGGTGTAGGCGTCAAGAGACTGGTTCGCCTGCGCGCGGTCGATGTCATCGACCAGGAAGTCGAAAGACTTCTCCTGGTCGATCGTCATCTCGATACCCGTGGACTCCACGGCGTCCGGCACGGTTGTGCGAGGGATCTTCCCCCCGCCACCGGTGCGCTCGACGGCGCCGGTCTTGTAGTCCTTCAGCTTCACATCCACGATACCGGGGATATGAATCTTCGAGCCCGCGGTGAAGGCGCTCTCGTACTGGCGGTTTGCCATCCCCACTAGGACGGCGTCGTTGTGGAAGTTCTCCAGGATGGAGGCTGACCACAGCTCCGGAATGAAATTGTCGAGGCTCATCGCCCCTCCTTTCCGGGCACCCTTATGCGATGCCCATGATGTTGTTCAGTTGCCCATCCTTACGGGCTTTGAGGATCTCTACGGGGGACATCTTCTTGAGGTCCTCCCTAGTCAGCTGCTTAACAGCTCGGATTTGTTCACCACGAACGCCCGCGTCAGACGAGGGCGTCCCCTTCGGGGTCTGCGCTCCACGCCACGCGAGGAGACGGTCAGCCGATGCTTCCAGTTCCTCCTGCGAGGTCCCGGAGAGCAGATCCGCGTCCACTCCCTTGGCGGCCGCCACCTGCGCCCGCAGCACCTTCGTCTCGAGCGCGGTTGCACGCGCTTCCGCCTTCGCTGCCGCCTCCTGAGCTTTCTGAAGCTCAGACTTGCCCTGCTCCTGAGCCTCGTCATAGAGCCTCGCCTTTTCGGCGTTCTCCTTCATCCGAGCCTCATTCTTCCGCGACATTTCCTTCCACTTGCGGGCCTCTGCCTCCCAGTCAGTCTCCTGCGCCTTTTCAGCAGCGCCGTCAGCCACAGGGGCGTCCTGCGCGTCGGAGGACTCTCCTCCTGCGTCTGCGGACGGAGCGCTGACAAAACGCAGGTAGGGACGTAGGTGCAGCTTGTTCTTCATGGTGATTCCTCCCATTCCGGGTACACGAAAGCCCCCACGCCATTCCGGCTGGGGGCGATTACCTAGCGCATAGCGCCAGGACATTTGGTATTATCAGGATCGGAGCGAGGATTCCCCCTGGGCTAGTTGTGAAATAATCAACCGTCAGAAGGCCCGGAAGCGGGCCTCGCTCCTTATTTACTCTCAAGCTGGATTTCTTCGAAAACCGTGCCGTCAGTATGCATGACGAACAGACGTCGTATCTGCCCATCCACGACTCGCTTGTTGTACTGCGATAGCTGCTGGCGCAGCTTAACCGACATTTTGCGCGCGCCTAAATCGATGACGAACACATCCTTAACCACACCGTGGTTATCGCGCGCTTTCAGTACAGCGTGTTGAATTAGTGACTTAATGGGCTTGTACTTTGCGCTTGAACTCTTGAGCTCACATGCCAGGTCCCCATTTGTTTCCCAGTAGAAGTCATTTGTTGACTTCCCCGTAGCGCGATCGCGCCGAATCCACCTAGCCCGCTCGCCCCTCGCTTCGAAACGTTCCAGGAAGTCGATCTCATGAGACTCAAGGATTTCCTGCCCAAACTTCCCACCCGGCGCCAACGCCGAAAGGTCTGACTTCAAACGCTTCTGGCGCGCCAACCGCTGCGCAGGGCTCTCAGGAGGCTGCGGCTCTCCCGATGTCCCACGCTGCGCCTTCGGGGGCTTGGGAGGCTTAGGCGGCTCAGCCCCACCCGCCTTGGTCTTAGGCTTTGGCTTGGCCTTGGGGGCCGCCCACGACAGCGTCGGCCCATACTCCCCATGCTCACGGACCGTCAAGAGCTTCCGATAATCCGGGGTACGCCCACCCCGGTCCGAGACCCCGAGACGGTCAGCCGCGATCTGGTGGACTTGCTCGAGCAAGTCCTCGTCGATCACCTGATTCACTGCCAGGCCCGGAGGAAGAGGCTGCACCCCACAGTCACATCCCGGGTGAATCGGTAGCAGGTCCCCACGGTAATAGCGCTGCGTCGACGCGACCACGCAGAGGGCGCAATTTTCTCGCCCCGTGAGTACACGCCGATAGAACTGGCCCGCCGCCGGATACGCCCTCATTGACTGGCGGGACGCATGCGTTTTTGCTAGCTGCATGTCGCCGCCGATCAGCTGCGTGAGTCGCAGACGCCCCTCAGCCGCCGCCTGCGGAAGCGACTTCCCAGCCGCGAGCGCGGTGTACACGTCCACCGCTGGGCGCCGGTAGACGGAGCGTGGGTCGACGCCGCGAGCGCCGATGATCTCGTCCTGGTCGATCGGCGGTAGGACGACCTTCCAGCCGAGCTCGACCGCGCAGCGGGCGAGGTAGGCGCGGGTCAGGTCAGCGATGCGCAGCTGCCCCGCGATCACTCTGGGGGTGATCGCCTCGATCATTTCCTCCACGGCGCTGGCGCGGTAGTGCGGCAGGGAGTCCCAGTAGGATTCGCCGAATGCGGTGATCTGGGTGCGGATTGCGTGGACCTGAGCGTCGTACGCCTCGGCGAGGCGGTTGAGCGCGTCCAGGTCCGACATTGTTTACTTCTCCTCGAGTGTCGCTGACTGTGTCTCTGGGAGCCGGAGCGCGACGGGCACGGCCCCGGTGAATCGGATTCCGTCGAGGCCGACGACCTGCGAGGCCGACTCGGGGGCGACGCCGGCGCGGATCGCGGTTCCGAGGGCGTCAAACCTCAGCTTCAGGTCTGCCGGGTCCCCTTCGCTCGGGGGCGTGGCCTCACCTGTCTGTTGCGGCTGGGGCTTGTCTTGGAGCGCGAATGCGAGGGCGAGCTGTTCCTCGGCCCGGCGTTGCTTGTCCTGTGCGATCTGCTCGGGGCTGTATCCGAGGATGTTCCTCTGGACGGTCTCGAGGGCTTCGCCAGCGTTTCGTGCCTGCACGGCGGCGGCGTATTTCTCCGTGAGGGAGACCGCGTGCGGCGGTACGAAGAGGACCTCGACTGTCTCGGACTCGCCAAGGCTGTATCCCTCGACGGCGAGCGCCTTGACGATGAGGTAGGCGAGCGCCGGCTTGAAGCGCTCGATCCTGTCGGCCGCCTTGGACAGGAGCGCCTTCTGGGGCTGCTCCGCGCCCGCCGCCGATTGGTTCGCCGAGTCGGGCAGCATGATCGACAGGGGTGTGGATGTCTCGGCGGCGAGCTCGCGCCAGTCGTCCTTCGTCGCGGACAAGATCTCGGTTATCTGGGTCTGGGAAGACTCCCAGATCTCGACACCTGGGGGCAGCTCCCAGAGGGCGGCGGGCGACGGCTCGAACACCTTCTGGTAGTCGATCTCGTTGCCGGCCTCGTCCTCGGACGGGAGTCCCGCCGACCCTTCGGCGCTCTTGAGTGCTCGCTGGCGGAACGCCTGCATCGAAATTATGACGAGCCGTTGGAGGGTCTGCCAGTTGATGCGGTCGATGAGATCGAGGACGTGCTCGAACTCGCCCATGCCGAACCGGTTCTCCAGGACGATGACTGGGGGGGCGCCCTCGTAGGACTGCACGCCATTGGGGTCGAGGTGCCAGTCCCCCGCGATGCGAGAGATCAGCTGCTTCGACTTGTCGTAGGCCGATCGGGTGTAGGCCAGTCGCATGCCTGGCACCCACATCACGAGGTAGTCGACGCCAGCGACGGGGTCGCGCCAGACCTTGACGGCTGCGAGTGCACGCCACGGCCTGACCGGGTCCGGCTCCACATACATGTGCTCGGGGCCCTCGTAGGTGACGCATGCGCGGCCGTCCTCGTCCTGTGTGACCAGGAGATAGCCGCGCCCCAGGGTCGCGGCATCCCAGATGGCATCCGCGAAGACGACCTTGAGGCGGTTGTCCCGCCAGATGCGGGCGGCGGCCTGCGCGGCCGTGCTGTCCTCGCTGGCGCCGACCGTTACCCCGTTGGGGATGAGACGGTCCGCGAGCGCGGAGACCACGAGCTTGCCGGGGTTGGTGCGCGCCCGTCGCTGGAATTTCAGCCAGGCCTTCGCGAGGTTGGGTCCCATCTCGGGCAGGGGAGAGGACCCGTTGGTGTAGGAGCGCAGCAGGTCCGTTCTTGGGCGCTCCTTGTCCATCTTGGCTGTGAGGTAGGAGAGCCACTCCTCGGGTGTTTTCGTCATGCGGGGGCCTCCCTTCCCTCGTGTGGATTAGTAGAGCCGCCTGGGCGCGCGTCGCTTGGTCTGCCGTGCGGCACCCTTACCGACCGCGTCGAGGCCGGCCTTGTAGGCGAACATTGCGCCCCAGGTCGCGTCGATCTTGGAGTAGTCCTGATCGTCGGCTGGCTTGACGAGTACGTAGCCTGCCTGTCGTGGGGACTTCCTCGCGTTGAGGAAGTGCGCGGTCATCGTCGGGTCACCGTCGTAGGTGATGAGGCCCTGGTGTATCGCGGAGAGCAGCTGAGCGAAGTTCTCGCACGTCTGAGAGACGTTGCGCTGCGGATAGCGGATAGGCTCCGCAACGCTGATCTTTGCCTGCAGGCGGCGTGAATACTTGGCCTCCCAGGTCTTGACGTCCTGTGCCCAACCCGCTGAGGGGTCGGCGTAGAAGCCGACGATGTTGTAGCGCTCGAAAGCGTCGCGCACGGTCTGCTCGATCTCCAGGCGCGGCGGTTGCCACCCCTCGCCTGCCGGACCATCCGGCTGCGCCCAGATACCCACCTTGAAAAGGTGTTTTTGAGTGATCGAGTAGCCGATTAGGACGGTCGCGTCGGCGATGCCGATCTTCCGGCCTTCCGACCCGTCGAAGCCGAGCGTGATCGGCTCGGTTGACGAGATCGTCTTACCGTGGTCCTCGATCGCGCGAAGCTCCGGCATCGTGAGCCAGGCATCAGACGCACTATTGATCTGGTTGAGGAAGTCAGCGCACATGTCCGCCGGGTCATTATCCGGGTGCCAGAACGAGTCCGCGATGCGCTCCAAGTCGACCCAGCCGGGCTCACACTCGGGATCGTGGATAGCGCAGCCGCGCGGGTCTGCTGCCGAGTCGCCGTAGGCGATCCGCAGGCCCTCGATGAGAGACTCGCGGTCCGTGATGTCGGTGTCGAGCGGTGCCTGCCGGTGGTCGTAGTAGAGGCCGCGAGCGGCTTCCTTCTTGACCTTCCCGGCCTTCATCAGCTCGTAGAACCGCGCCGTTGTTTCCGCGACAGAGCGTTCCCCGATCGTGTAAGCGTTCGGAGTCTCGATCGTCAAGCCTCTGAGCTTGTCCGCGTTCGACCGCAGGGTCTTGGCGAGCTTCGGCCCGCCGTTACCCGGGAGCCAGGTCTCTGTCTGGTCCATGACGGCCATGACGGCCTTCGCACCCTTGACGGACGTCGCGGACGACGTTCGCTTTTCGATGCGGCCCCGCCGCAGAGCAACGAACGAGTCCATCGGGTCGATGCCGTACTCATCCTCGGCGGGGGACCCACGCAGCATCTCGAGCAACGGATCCCAGGTATTCGCCGTCTGATCGTCGGTCGTTGCCGTGACCTGGACGATGGGGGTGCGGCGCGTCGACCAGGGCACGCCGACGGGTTGGCCTTCCGCGTCCCAGCCGTCGCACAGGACAGGGCCGAGTGCTTCGGCGCAGCAGATTGCCGCGAGAAATGGGCTCTTGCCCCAGCCGCGAGGCCGCGACAGGACGGCACGCTGCTTGACGCGGCGGCCTGTGGTCGGGTCCAGCTCGTAGACCGCGACTAGGAAGTCGAGCTGCTCTTGCGTGGGCACGAACGGGATCTGCTCGTCCCCATCCTTATCGGGAGTAAGCAGATAGGCAGTCATCCAGTCCGCGACGTCGTACCCGAGCGTCGGGAACTTATCGTCCTCGTCGATCGGTTGCCAGGGCACTGCTACACCGCCCTTAGCTTCTTCTGCCGTCTGCGTGCTCGCGCGGAGACGGGCGCCGCCTCATCCCCGGCGGCGTCGGCATCGTCTTCGAGATTATCGGCGACCGCGAACTGAATCCGGAGCCGGGCGCGGTCCTCCGGGGTCGCGCCGAACTTGGCCACCCGCAGCCGCAGCTCGCCGGCCACCCGGAAATCGCCCTTCCAATACAGCGCATGCAGATAGGCGGTGTCCAGGAGGAACGACCAGTCGGTCTCGGTGTAGTCGGCGGACAGTGGGGATTCTCCCCACATCTTCCACCAACGGCGCGTCACCTTCGGCCAGGTGAACCTCTTCTTCCTCGGCTTGCCGTTCTCATCGAGCACGACTTGCTCGATGACCGGCAGCGACGGCTGCTCAACCGGCTTGGCCGTGATGATCTTGAGGATCTGCGGGTCCTTGTTGCGACGCGCCCGCGAGCCTTGCGGCTTCGGCGCGGGACCACGACCAGCCACCCAGATCACCCCCACCCATTCAGCAAAATATCAACGAATTAAGCGTTACAATAAGACTTGTGAGAACGTGCGAACACTGCGGCCATACGCTCAAAGCCTGGGCCAGGGCTGACGCGCGCTTCTGCTCGACTCGCTGCCGAGTTGCCCACCACCGCGCCACCCACGCCGAAGCCGCGAGCAGCCTGCCCGCTGAGCTGACGAGTCGGCCGCGCTGGGTCACCCACGTCAACAAGCGCCCGTTGTGCTCGCGCACGGGGCGCTGGGCGTCAGTGACTGACCCGAGCACGTGGAGCAGCTTCGAGGCCGCGAGCGCTACCGGCGCGCCTCTCGGCTTCGTCCTGGGGGATGGCATCGGCTGTATCGACCTCGACGGGTGCCTCGATGAGCATGGCATCCCCAACGAGGCCGCTCGCACTCTTCTCGGGTACTACGAAGGCTCCTACGTTGAGGTCTCGCCATCTGGGCGCGGGCTGCACATCTGGGGGACGGCCGTCCCCCAGCGTGGCTTCAAGCGCATGTGGCGTGGGCAGCGGATCGAGTTCTATTCGCAGGGGCGATACATCACCATCACGGAGAATGTGTACCAGGACGGCACCCTCGCACCCCTCTAAATTCCCCCACGCCTTCACCCCACAGCCCGGCGTTTGCGTTGCTAGTTCAAGGTTTGTGGGCAGTTGCTATTTCCTCAGACCCGTACAAACAAAAATCGACAGCTCTTGACGGTGTCTCGTTGGGGTGGGGAGGGGGTCCCTGGTGGGGGTCTAGTCGATGAGGCCGGGATGCTTGCGCTTGCGTGGGGCGTTTCGTGCCCGCTCTGCGGCTAATGCGGCCGCGGCTTCCCGCTGAGTCTTGCGCTTGTGATGCCATGAGCACAGCCACTGCAAGTTCGTCGCTCGATGATCGTCACCTGGTGTGATGTGGTCGCACTCGGCACCAGCTGCAGGGCAGCGCGTCCCGTCGTGCAGGAGGGCTTCGCACCTGCCGCCTGCGCGGGCGCGGACGAAGGCGCGGCGCTCGTCCCAGTCAGGTGGGAGCCGCGATGCGCGATCGCTCGATGACCACGCCATGACGCTTCATCCTCTCGGAGCTCACCGTGTCCGGCGGGTACGCGAAAGCCCCGGGCGGTAACCACCTCGGGGCTTGTTCGACACTTCTGCCGTTGGCACGAATGTTACAACTGCCATGCGGCGCTGTCAATCAACCTGCACCTGGTTCGCGTGTCGTGTCGTGCAGCGTCGGCGTGACGAGGCCGCAGCGGCCAGTACGTCCTCGACTGCGACCCATACGGAGCCGCCGACCTTGACCGAGCGCACCCGGCCTGCCGCCGCCCACACCCGGACCGTTGACGCGGGGAGGCCCGGCACATGTTTGTGTGCCTCGGCCTGTCGTTCCCATTCCTCCCCTGCGACGATCACGCCGAGGTCTCCTCGGTCTTTGCTGACATGCGCGCGACCAGGAGCGACCAGGCGCGCAGGCGTTCCCAGTCCTGGGAGGACAGGACTCGCCCGCAGGAGATGCGCGAGCAGGTGACCTGTTCTTGTCCTCCGACGACTCGGACGGGCGTGACCACGAGCGAGTATGCGTTGCACGACGGGCATGCGATGTCCTGCACGCGCCGCTCCGGCTCCTCGACTGCCCACCTCGCGCGTGCGCCGGCGTCGAGCCTGGACAGGTCGGCAAGCATCTCGGGTGCCCACGGCGCGGCCGCGACGCGGTCGAGCAGCGGGTCAATCCAGCGGACGAGCTCAGTCAGCGCCGCAGGGACACGGATGCCGACCGGCTCTGCCTCTACGAGGTAGGCCTCGCCCGTCTCCGCGTCGATCTTGCGACCAGGACTCGACCACCACAGGCCGGACGGCCGAGGAGCCTCCACGCCGACGTGTTCACCGGCCTGGATGCACCACGAGGCCAGCGCGGCTGCGAGCTCGTCGGCAGCTGCCCTCTGCTGCGGATACAGCGAGGACGAGCCCGGCGATCGCCCGCCGCCCGAGGATGAGACCGCCGAGGGCGCATCATCCCCGCTCATCAGCTCGTCGACGAGTGCCGGCATCGTGCGAACGACGGCTTGGAGTCGCCCCCAACACCTCGCACACAACACCCCGACGTGAGCCGAGCTGGGGGCGCAGCCGCGGCATGAGTCATCCTGGCAGTCAGGAAGATGCTCACCAGGTGAGGTGCATCCAGATGAGCACACGCGGTTCAGCACGTCTCCTCCTCGAGGCAGAAACGGCAGGGGACATCGGCCCCATGGATCGGGCACACGGCTTCATCGTCCACCGGCGGGCGACCCCGCCACTGGAACCACGGGCTCCCGAAACTGCCACCCACCTGCGGAGTGGGCGCAGGACCAGCCATCCCGGGTGACCCCGGTGGGTGCTGGGGCATGGGCTGAGAACCTTCAGGGGAAGCGCCAAGATCTCTCACCTGACGTTTGCGCCTTGGCCTACGCCTGCGAGGTGAGGCAGGCTCACCCTGCCCGGCCCCGCCAGACTCCCGGCCTGGCCCTTCCCTATCTAGTTCCCTGCCCTGCCCCTCCCTGCCCTGACACGCGCGTGCGCGCGTAGACACCCGCTTTGCTGCCGTCGCGGCAAGATTTTCCTGCGCTGCGGCTGCCGTCGCGGCAGGATTTGTTGCCGTCGCGGCTGCCGCTGCGGCTGCCGCAGGTGCCGTCGCAGGTCGGAGTGGGTTTGCGCGGCGCAGGCTGGGGGCGGGTTCGACCTGACCCGAGGCGTTAGCCTCGACGGGATCCTCGCCTCCCTCGCCTGCTGCCTGCCCCCAGTCGAGCGCGTGAGCGTCCGGGAGATCAACGTCCGTGCCGGCGGCGGGGCTGCTGGGATTCCAAGGGAGGGAGGATTCAACCTGACCCGAGGGCGTCCCCTCGACGGGATTCGCGTCCCTCCCGGCTTCGACCATGACAGCTCCGCCGCGACGCGGCGTGTCCTCGACCGTGTTCCGCTCAGCGCTCTTCGGAGGCGCTGACCAGTCCGCCTGCCCGGGCATCCACCCAGGGCGATGAAGCACCATGCCCGCCTCGGCAGGCGTGCGCTGCTGCTTCTGTTTGTTGCAGTCCGTGCATGCGATCACGATGTTCGCCGCCCCAATGTACTTGGTCGGCTCCACGTGGTCGTACTGCCACGTGCTGCGGTCCTTGCGCTGCACCTTCGTCCCACAGTAGCGACACGGGGCAACCATGTTGCCCCCGCGCTCGACACCGCCGACGCGATCGCGCAGCCACACAGCGTCTGTGATCTTCCTGTTTTTCAGCTCGGCGCGCTTCCCCCTGGTGACTCGCACGTCCTCGCCACGGTCGTAGCGAAGATCGAACCAGTCATGGAAGATAAACGACCCCTGCGGCGGCTGCACGCAGCGTTCGCACGAGTGTCCCGGCGCATGCCACAGCCCCTCGTCGACGAGCATCCCCGCCAGCCGCGTCGCCACCTCGAGGTTGAGCGTGTCCGAAACCAAAGTCTCAGTCGCAACCACCCCATCGGTGAGGCCCTGCTGGCACGCCGTGCCCGCGAGCGCCCACATGCCGAGTGCGGCGAGGCCGCTGAGGTCCCCGGTCATGGCGCGGCGGGCGAGGCGTTGGATCTTCGGATTGCCCCGGAGCTCGTCGCCGAGTTGGAAGAACATGTGTGTCGCTTTCTAGTCTGAGCACCGGCATTCGCCGGTGACGGGGTTGATTGCGCCGCCGCATGAGTCGCACATGCGGGGCGTCGGGCCGTTGCAGGTCATCTGGTCACCTCCTCTTGGTCGTAGTCTTCGGGGAACAGGCTGCGTGGCCTGTAATTGGGGTAGTTTCTGGTCATCCAAGCTCGCTCCGTGAAGGCGCGGCGTTGTTGCTCGGCCCGGACGTAGCAGGGGTGGCAGAGGGCGCGGCCCGGGAGTATCGGCGTCGCGCACCTAGGGCAGCGCCGGGGGTTCTCGTCGGGTTCGGCGGGGTCGACACCCCAGCCTGTTCGCACCTTGAGAGCCATCAGAACGGGGGTTCCCACGCAGCGTAGTTCGCAGCTGGCTGGGATCCCTGCCGCGCCCAAGGATCCTCTTGGGGTACCTGGCGTGCCCAGGGGTCTTCCTGCGTAGGAGGTTGGCGGGGCGCGGGCTGCTGCGGGGCCTGCTGCGTTGTCTGGGCGGGTTGGGGGGACGCAGGTGGAGGGTATCCTGCCCCACCATCAGCGGCAGGGTGTCTGGTGACCTGCGCACGTGCGCGACGCAGGGAGGGGCCAACCTCGTCGACCTGCATCTCAGCGATAGTGCGACGCTCACCCTGCTGCGTTTCGTAGGAGCGTTGCGTGAGGCGGCCGAAGACGATGACGCGCATGCCCTTGCGCAGCGACTCTGCGACGTTCTCGGCGACATCGCGCCACACGGAGCAGCG